AAGATTATCTGCAAGATTATTAAGATTTTTAACAACCTCTTTGTACCTTGTAAGGATATTTACATCACCCGGATTAAATCTCAAGATTCTGTTTGAATCTCCATTTATCATATAACTTTTTAATCCCTCATCAAAAGATAAGCTCTGCATATTTGCCATTTATATTTCCTCCTTAATCTGCTAAAAACGTAGGTACTTTATCAGTAACTGTTACCGTGCCTTTTTTTCTGTTACCGTCAAAACTGATAGTGTACGGAATCGCTACACCGCCTGTCTTTCCGCCATATGATTTAGGCTTAACTACTATATCCTCAATCCATGCGTCAAATGGACCTTCTTTCTTATCACAAACAACTTCAAGTATCTTTGTGCGGCAGTCGTCACCTGTAAGCCTGTTCATTGCAATATTTTTTATCTTCTCATAGATACTGTCGTTCGTATTCGCATAATATGTATCCACATCAACACTCGGCTCGTATCCGTTATCCTGTGTTGATGTCTCATCAAGTATGTTTTTCTTTGTTTCTGTGTCAGGATTTAACTCAACGCTCATATCTTCAACGTCTTTGCCGATTAAAAACCATTTAGGCTCTCCGTCTCCAAATGAAGCATCAATGTAATGTATAAGGTGGCTTCTTTTTAATTTTCCTACACCATCACCCGCAAAATTCTGTAATTTCAACTCTTTCATGCCTTTTCCTCCTGTTAAACTTCTACACTGTATTGCACTGCAAGCTGTATCTGATATTTTACTGGACCGCTTATATTCCCATTTACAAACTGATACAGCATGGCATTGCTTGCTGTTATGCTCTTTATATAGCCTTTTCTGTCACCTGTCACAACCTCACATGTGTCCTCTTCAATCTGTTCTAAATACCAGCCCAGGTCAATAAGAAAATTACTGTTATTAAGTCTGTCATAATCGCTTACTGCCTGACATGTTGCATACATAATCAGGTTACACTGCCTAATCTGATTTCCAAGAATATCCTCACCTGTCTTATTATCTCCAATCGAAAAAAGCCCGGCTTCTCCTTCTTTATTGTCCAAGAAGTCAACATGCACGTTATTGGTAAATTCATCAATTTGGGGATATTTCTCAATAATATCTTTTACTGCTTCGATTATAGTCATGCTTTCTTTGTAACCTCCTGTGCACCTTTTAAAATGTCTTTTTCATGTGCCCTTTTCATCCGTTCAAAATAAAAAGCTCCGCGGTCAGGTGCTCCATTATATTCAAGATTCTTATCCGTAACAATCTTCTTTCCATTTTTAGGTGCATATGTACTTCCTGTAGGCTCATATATCATTACTTTGCCTTCGTGCTGAAATCTTGCATATGGCGTTGCAACATTAACATACCCCGAACCTACAACAGTATTTGTTATCATGCTGCTGATCATAGTTCCATCCTGCCTAGGCATTAATGGAGACATATAACGCATAACTTCCGAATCAATAAAACACTGAACCGGTCCGCCACGTTGTAATGCCGCACGTTTCTTTGCAAAGTCTTCCATGCCTATATCAAGTTTTCCTTTTATCTCAAAATGCACATAATCACCTGCAATTCAATTCGTAGTGGTGCATATTGCGGCTTCCGTACAATTTAGCAGATGCACTTAAAACCTCATATACACGACTGTATTTTTTTAATTTTTTCAAACTGTCTGATATTCCTTTGTCTGATGAATTGTCAAATATAATGCCACAGTTTCCTTTTACAACCATGTCTTTTTTGGGCTGAAATGCAGCCTGTGATATTTCATCGTTAGGAATTGCAATATATACTGTGTTTTCGCCTGTCACGCCCTGTTTTGAAGCTTCGTTTTCTTCTTTCTCCTGCCAAAAAACATTCGGAACATAAAGACGACTGTATCCTTCTTCACCGCTTAAATAAAAGGTTGCATCCGAATTAGTAAACATGTCTGCACCTCCCGGATGGAACACGGCTTAATAAACCTGTTGAAAAAAGATATTCCGTTATAATTTCCTGTATATCAGTTTTAAGCTGTTCTTTTAAAACAGACTGGCTCACATACGACACCGAATAATCGCCCACCTTTTCAGATGCAATACCGTTATTTTTTACATCTTTTTCATGTATATTTATTCTTTCAGCTATTGCACACACACAGCTTTTTACTGATTCCGGTATCTCATCGACTTTTTTTAATCTGTCATATGTATACATATTAATCTTATTTTCTGCCTGGTTTTCATAATATCCAAAATCAGAGGCACTGATTTGTGCCTCTTTGCCACCAAGAAATACATCTTTATAATATTCATAATCTGCGTACACAATCAGCACCTCCTTGTTTTTATTCTGCAGGTAAGAGCAATGAAAATGGACATCTCTTTGTCTTATCCGCTTTCATTCTGTTTACAGGATTTGGAAGTTCCCAGCCGAGTCTCATAACAGCACGGAGTGCAACCATATCATTCTGCATGAGGTTGTAAACAATTTCTCCTGTTGTAGGGTCCTGAATAACACCCTCTGTAAAGATTTTAAATGTAATATCCTGTCTGATTGAATATACAAGCTGGCTGAAATCACCGCAAATCATGAGTGCCTTTGTAGGATCATATGCACCATTCAGTGGGAAATACATCGGATTGCCATCAAGTGCATAATTGGTTGAACCCTGCATATCAGACTTAAATAACGGATTGCCCTGCTGGTCTCTCAATCCTCTTAATTTTGCCCTCATTGAAACATCAGCAATAGCTCCTGTCGGAAGATAACCCGATGTTTCAATATTAGCAATAACACCATTCTCTGACATAATATCAGCATAGAGATCTGATGTTAAAGTTGTCTTTGCTCCTGCTGCCGTTGCCGTCTTAACAATATCGTCTCTCCATGATGCCGGTTTATCTGCACCAAAAAGAATTGCTCCATCAATCTTTGCACCGAACGCTTCTGCAAGTCTCGGCTTAACCTCACCCCAGAGGTCATAATTTGAATCATCAATGACAGCTTCGGGAATAGGTACGATAACTGCAATCTCTTCCGCATAAATAACTTTCTTATCCCATGCCTGTTTTGTTGTCTTTTTTACTCCCGGCTCACCGCTTACAAAGTATGCTACAGGAAGCATATCAAGCACCGGCATCGATGTTCTGTTGCTTGTCATGTTCTGCAGCTTCCTGCCAAGCTGTAATACAACAGAATTCTGAATCGCCGACTGCATTATCTGCTCACTTACCTGCTCCGGGATAAGTGCTGACGCGTCTTTGCTTCCAATATAGTTACCTTCGGCAAAACGCTGTAAATTCATTTTCTTGTTTTTATTCATAGTGTTCCTCCTGTTATTTTCTAAATCCGGCTCTCAAAGCCTCATTGATTTCGTCATTCTCATTTTTTACTGTTCCGCCTCCCGACCTAACACCTGTTGATATTCTGTAAGTTGAATCTGCCTTGTATTTAGGATTTTCTTTAAGGAATTTATCTGCCGCCGTTTTGAAATCAGTCTTATTATCCACAAGCTGATTTACCTTGAACGTGACATAATCAATATCATCTTCCCTTACCTTGAGATTTCTTAACAGTTTTTCATTTTCATAAGCTGTAAGTTTTGAAAGTGCGTCGTCTCTTTCTTTTGTAATTGCAGAAATATCAGGCTTACCGGCTTCTTTCTTTGCCTTATAATCCTTAAATGCTTCTGCTGCTTCGGATTCTGTCATTCCCTGCTGTTTGAAATAACTTGATACTGCTGCCTTTTCGGCTCTTTCCGCTCTCGCAGTCGCTATCTCCTCCGCCTGCTCAAAACTATATGTACCATGGCTTTTATTATCCCCGGCTGTTCCAGTTCCCTCATTGCCGCCGTCTGCAAAGAGCTGTAAATTTAGTATTTTCCTCATATTGGAAACCTCCTGTTTTTTCCGTGTTTTTAATGTCACACCACGTTTAGGACACGCTTTTTCGCATAGAAAAAAGGCACAGCCATATGGCCATGCCTCAATTTCTTTTCATATTTATTTCAGCTTAAATATTATCACAGGAAAAACGGACAAGTTGGACAAACTTATAATATTCTTCACATACTGCCTCTATCCCTGTATTAAATACATCTAATATCAGCTTTGCCGCCTCTGATGGGTTATCACACACAAGATTCATAAATCCGTTCGACTCCGTGCATTTAACATTGTCCTCTGTCAGCTTTTCAAGACTTATGACACAGGTCTGTGACAGTGCCGACACCGCTGCACAAACTATATCTTTACCCATTACGTCATATCCGGCATGTCCTGTTATTGTAAATCCGTTATTATATACCTTTACTTCAATCATATTTACACTCTTCCCAGTCCATCAACAGTTACTCTGTCCCTTCTCTGTTTCATATTCATAGTATCCGCAAAATCCGAATACTCCGCACTCGTCTTTCTGTATTTTGCTCTTGCGGCTTTTATCTCTTCGTCTGCCGCTCCCGACTGCTTTAACAGATGTATGTCCTGCCTCTGCTTACGCATTATAGTCTCTAACTGTCTCATACGCTGTGTTGCCTCGTATGTGGTATATTCTTTTCCGTTATACTCTTTCTTTTCATTTTCTTTTGCGTTCATGCGGTCAAGCTGTTCATCTGTATACAGCCGCTTTGATGCTCCAGGAATAAATGGCCAAAAATTATGATAACAG